GTAAAGTACAATGTGAAATATGCGGTAAAACTGAAAGTCTTAATGCTCACCATATTATTGGAAGGCGTAACTACACTCTCCGATGGGCTAGACAAAATGGCTGTTGCCTGTGTGCGGGTCATCATACATTTGCAAGACAGTCGGCTCACCAAGACCCAGAGTGGTTTCATGATTGGCTCGAAGAAAACCGACACGAAGACCTTGAATACTTACGGGAAAAAAGAAACTTGGTATGCAAACAAGATTACGAAATAATAAATAAGGAATTAGATGGAAAACAAAATGATCACTGAATACTCAGACCTTGAATTAGCAGAATTACAGGGGTCAAGTTACAACGAACTTATGAGGATTCAAGCAAATCTACAGGCTATAAACCAAGAGATTGCTAGACGAAAACCAGAAACAAAGGAAGTAAAGAATGACAATAAATAGAATACTACAATCTATCATAACTCGCCTATTCAAGGACGACGTTACAATTTCAGAACTAGAGGACATGCATTCTAAAGGCTGGATTGACTTACAAGTAATGATCGCCAATGAAAGAAGATGGTAAGTGGCCACCCAAAAGCAAAAAGCAGTTGTAGAAAAGTTATCTGAAAATATAGGGACTAAGGGAGAGCTGTTGTTAGCCGCTGGATACTCTAAAAGTATTTCTGAGTCCCCCGCTATTGTACTAGAATCTAAAGGAATAAAAGAACTCATAGCACAAGGTGAAGGACTAGGACTAACAGACCAGAAGTGTATTCAAACAGTAATCAAAGCACTAGACGATAAGAACTTAGCAACAGCCTTAAACGCTGTTCGCTTTTGGTTTGGAATGAAATATCCAGATACCAAGGAGAGCAAGAACACAACGATAGTGATACCTATATTGGGTGGGCAAACAAATACTATAACACAAATTATTGATGAAACTGACAAAAAGGTGTCAGAAAATACGGCTTTAGACTAACCTCTGAGCACGACTTGACAAAAAATGAAATACCAAGAAACCACAGCACTGAAGAAGATACTAAAGATGAAGAAACGTCTTCGTATCGTTCAGGGTGGTGCTAGAGCAGGTAAGTCGATAGCAATTCTTTTGATACTCATAGACATAGCCCAAACTCAAGAAGGCAAGATTATCTCAGTTATCTCAGAGACTATGCCACATTTGCGTAGAGGTGTGGAGCGCGACTTCTTAGATATAATGCAATCTCACAACTATTATGAAGATGCCAAGTGGGATAGAACAAATCATATCTACAAGTTTAACAATGGAACGATAATAGAGTTTTTTAGTGCTGATTCATCGGACAAGGTAAGAGGACCAGCTCGTAATATTATGTTTATTAATGAGTGTAATAACATCTCTTATGAGACCTACAGACAGTTGGCAATCAGAACCAGCGAATATATTTATCTAGACTTTAATCCAGTATCAGAGTTTTGGGTACATGAAGAACTTATACCAAAGCAAGATCATGACTTTGAAATCATAACTTATTTAGATAATGAGTTTTTACCAGAGCCGATAAAACAAGAAATAGAGTCAAGAAAAGAGAGTAAGTTCTTTTGGCAAGTGTATGGATTGGGATTGATCGGAGAAACTGAAGGAAAGATCTACAAGGACTGGGCTATTATAGATGAGATACCACACGAAGCTAGACTTGAAAGATATGGGCTAGATTTTGGCTATTCTAATGATCCTGCTGCAATAGTAGCTATTTATTACTATAATGGAGGGTACATACTTGATGAGAAGCTATATCAACGGGGACTGTTCAACAAACAACTAGCTGATCAGTTCATGAACCTTGATAAAGCTCTTGTAATGGCCGACAGTGCCGAGCCTAAGGCTGTTGATGAGATAAAAAGTTATGGGATACAGGTGATGCCTTGCATAAAGGGTGCTGACTCAATTAAACAAGGAATCGGATATGTCCAATCGCAAAGAATATCAATGACTAAAAACTCAATTAATCTTATCAAAGAGTATAGAAACTATATGTGGAAGACAGATAAGGATGGAAAGATACTAGACGTGCCTGAAGGCGGACTTGATCATTTGCTAGATGCCGCTAGATATGGATTTGAATCATTGAGGCCAACACAAGAGATAATTTTACCAACATATACACCAACATTTTCAAAGTGTGGGTATTAAGGAGGACGATGAAGATACTTATTACAGGTTTTGCAGGTTCATTAGGAAGTGAGTTCACAAATCAACTTTTAGATAGAGGTGATGAAGTTGTTGGAGTTGATAACAATGAGTGGGGAGTAGCAGCATTTGAAGATCATCCAAAACTTACTAAAGTATTAGGTGACTTCTCTGATATGACCGGTAAATATGATCTGATAATCCATTGTGCTGCATATAAGCATATAGATTTGATCGAACACAACAAACAAGCAGGCTTCTGGAATAATGTAATGCTTACAGAGAAACTTTATAATCAAGTAAAAGGTCAGATATTATTTATCTCAACAGATAAAGCAGTCGAACCTTCCTCGTATTATGGAAAGACAAAGAAAATAGGCGAAAAATTAACCTTTGAACGTAATGGAATAGTTGCAAGACTCGGAAATATAATGTCTTCAAGTGGTTCAGTAATCCCTAAATGGGAGAAATGTATTGAAGAAGGAAAACCACTGCCAATTACAGACCCTGAAATGACTAGATATATGATTCCTGTTAAAGATGCAGTTAGAAAAATACTAGCATTGCTACCACAAGCTAAATCAGGTCAAGTTATTATTCCAGAGATGGGAGAGCCAATCAAACTGATGGATATCGCTTTTAAGATAATCCAGAAAGAAAAATCTGGTTATATCAACATGAGGATAACAGGGAACACCGTTAAATGGAAAAACGATTATCCAATAGAAATTATCGGCCTTCGTCCTGGCGAGAAAATGCACGAAAAACTTAAATGGGACAATGAAATAACAACATATAAAGATAATAATGGAGAGATATTATAATGAAAAAATTGCTAATCACGGGTGGCTGGGGCAGTATCGGAACTCAGATCATCGATCAGTTCCTTAAAAAAACTGATATGGATATCGTTGTGTTGGATTCGTTTAGACACAAAGGATATCGTGACAGGATGGACTTAATTGATAAAGACCTAATGAAACGTGTCAAAACTATTCAAACAGACTTAGTTTGCCCTATCAATCCTGCAATGATCGAAGAGATCGGTAAAGTAGATTATATCTTCCATTTAGCGGCACTTTCGGATGTCCCACTATCAGTGGAAAATCCAGTCTATGCTATTCAGAATAACATAAATTCAACTCTTGTAATGTTGGAATATGCTCGGGTTATTAAACCAGATGTATTTTTATACTTTAGTACAGATGAAACATATGGACCAGTCCAACTAGGAGAAGCACACAAAGAGTGGGACACACATAGACCCTCTAATGCCTACGCCGCTTCCAAAGCTGCATCAGAAGATATTTGCTACGCTTATTGGCGTAGTTATAGTGTTCCTCTTATTCTGACTAATACAATGAATAATTTTAGTTTTGCACAATCATCTAGTAAATATCCAGTAAAGATACAAAAATGTATTGAGAACAATGAAACAGTATCTGTCCAGTGGAACTCGCAAACAAAAGAGATAGGAACAAGATTCTACATAGATTCAAGAGTTGTTGCAGATGCACTTCTTTATATTCTTTCTTTTGGTGCGTATCTACATAAAGAGGGGAAAATAGATCAGCCATTCCGTTATCATATTTGTGGAGAAAAACCATACTCTAATTTAGAACTAGCAGAGATAATTTCTAGGATTATGGGAAAATCACTTAAATATGAACTGTATGATTTTCATAAAGATAATCCAGCTCACGATATTCATTACGGATTGCAGAATAATAATCTTAAAGAATTAGGATGGAAACATCCAGTTAGCTTAGAACAATCATTAAAAGAAGTAATAGAGTGGCAACAATTAAATAAGGAGTGGATATGAAAACATTGATAATTGGTTACGGAGAAGTTGGTTCTGCGTTAGTCTCCATAATATCTAGATTTATGGATAACAAATATGCTGATTACAGCGTTCATGATCCTAATAAAAATATGGTTATAAAGGGAAAATACGATCTACTTCATGTCTGTATACCATATTCGGATAATTTTATTGAACAAGTTAATGGATACATTGAAGAGTTTGAACCAAAACTAACAATTATTCACTCAACTGTAGCTGTAGGAACAACAAGAAAGATAAAGGGTGCAGTTGTACACTCATTTGTCAGAGGAGCTCATCCTTATATGACAGATATGATAAAACAGACAAAACATATTGGAGCTGTTAATCCTAAAGATGCTATTGAGGCTTCCAAAATATTGTCAGGAATAGGTTTTGATACCATTATTCATTATTCTCCAGAAGCTACAGAGTTCGGTAAACTATTCGACACAACATATTTTGGTGTATGTGTAGCTTGGGTTAAAGAAGCTAAAAAAATGGCTGATGCTTATGGTATAGATTGGTCTAATATAGCTCAAATAAATCATACATATAATACTGGTTCTGAAGCTATTGGCCATAAAGATTATGTAAGACCAGAAATTACTCCAATGCCCGGAAAGATAGGCGGACATTGTGTAGTTACAAATGCTGAAATATTACAAAAAGACTTTAAATCTAAATTATTAGATGCAATTACAGAGGCAGAATGAAAACAATTCATTTAGTTGGAGCTGGTGGAAACGCTGGACAACTCGCCTATCGTTGTCTTAAAGACCACTATAACGTCACAGGACATGACACTTCTCAATGGGGTGAACTAATAATGCCTTGTGAATACTCTGAACCATGGAACGCTGACATGATACTACCTTTACCAGATAGAGCAGTTGCTTCAAGATACGGAGATAGTGACCTTTCCTTCTGTCCAGACCAAAAACAAGTTAGACTATGCCAAGATAAAGCAAAGTGTGCAGAAGTACTTGGTGAATTAGCTCCTATTACTTACTGGGTGAGAGATACTAACGGAGCAGGCGGAAAAGGGGCTCAAATGGCATCTGAGTACCTTGGAGGACGTAATATATCTCTAGAGTATTGCTTCTTCAATGGTGAACCTATTGGGTACTTTATGAAAGAACGGCTTGCTTATTCCATTAGTGGGTCAAAAGAACCAACTCATCAATTTGGTACATCTTTTGTCTCTAAGTGTATAGACGATAAAAATATAAGACTAATGGGAGTAACTGCACTAACTAAAATTTCTAAGTCTACTAACACACCATTGCACGGATTTTATGGCATAGATTTTAAGGAAGGAACAAATGGATTCAAAATCACAGAAATCAACGCTGGAAGGTTGCTTACCGCTTCTTACTGTTATTACTATCTTACTGGGTACAATTTACTTCTTGCTGGAGTGGCTCGCTTTCTTGGTGATGAATATATACTTGGAGATTATCCGCTTGGTGTTGGGATGATAAGACAAATGGACGCTTTACCAACTATGTTTTCAAATGAGGAAACAGACAAATGGAAATAAAATTTTCAAAAGTTACAACAGGACAAGAAGAAATAGACGCAGTCACTCGTGTTTTACAGAGTGGGTGGCTAGCGTGCGGGCCAGAGACAGAAGCGTTTGAGAAAGAGTTTTCACTTTACATCACACCTAAAGATGTTAAGCCTTACCACTGTATCTTTACAAATTCTTGTACGAGTGCCTTGAAGATGTCTTATAAATGGGCAAAAGAGAACGGTTACTGTTATGGTGGCATACAATATCCACCTAATACATTTTGTGCTACCTATTCAGCAGCAGCAGAACAAGAGATTGATGTGTTACCACGAGAATTTGAAAGTCAAGAGTTTGAGGATTACGCAAGAGTTAATATGCACTATGGTTCAGTCAAAGACGAAACACCCTGCCTAATAGAAGACTCTGCCCACCGCATAGAACCAAATGACCCACTTGTCGGAAAGATTAGATGTTACTCTTTCTACGCCACTAAGAATATGACCACATGTTCAGGCGGAATGCTAGTAACTAATGATAAGGAAATATATGAAAGATGCAGAACCTATTGGAGAGACGGACTCACCTCAAGCACACACGACAGGCAAACAGGAAAGTCTTGGAATTACAAAGTTGAGACTATGGCAGGAGGATATGACGGTAACGATATTGCTGCGGCTATTGGAAGAGTTCAACTCAGAAAGTTACCAGATTTTACAAGACGAAGAAATGAAATACGAGACAGGTATAATGCAACCTTTGGGCAACAGTGGGAAGGTAATCACTTGTACCCTTTCTTTGTCTCTGAGGAACAACAAATCGGAAAACTCATCGAATATCTCAAATCAAAAGGAATTAGCTCAGGATACCACTATCCAAATACAGGCTGGCTAGGTGTTTCATTGCCTATCTATCCTTTACTTACAAATGAAGAACAAGATTATATCATAAAGGAGGTATTATCATGGGAATCAAGCTCTATAAAACAGTCTACATAACGCAGATACCTCTTGATGTTTACAATGAAGAGGCTTTCCAAGAAGATAAGTTTGCACCTGATTTTACTTTTTCAGTACAGGAACTATTAGAATTCACTGCTGGTATGCCACTTGAAGACCAATGTCTAATGTTCTGTAATGTATTAACAGTCTCAGGTTTTTCACAAAAAGAGATAGCAGAAGCAGTTGGTATGAAATACGGAGAATATAGACAGAAACTTTTACAGATAAGAGAACGATATAAAGATAACCTAAAAAACAGATTAGTAGAAAAATGATAAAATAAGATAGTTAAACAAGGACTATCTATGGCTCAAAAAACATTTTTGCAACTTACTCAAGACGCTCAACGACAGTGTGATGACGATTCCGCAATAGCTAAAATAATAATTCAATCGGGAATAAATGAATCATATTCTGAGATTTGTGGTATCCGTGATTGGAAATTGCTAGAGAACAATACAACTATTTCAGCAGTAGCAGGAACTCAGGAATATACGCCTATAGTAAGTTCCACGTCTGTACCTAGAATTAGAAGAATAGAATCGGTCAAAGACGAAACATCTAAGAGATATATTGATTATATTCAAAGAGAAGTATTTGAGAAATCTTATCCATATGTTGCATCAACAGATACAGGAACACCGTCTTTATGGTACATTTCTGGTTATGATTCTAATGGAGATATTAAAGTAAAACTATTTAAAGTACCTGATACTGGCAGAACTTACAGAATTACTTTCTATGAAGAACCACTTGAATTAACATCTGATTTGGATGTCCCACGTATTCCAGAACAATTCCATACAGGACTTTCTTATTTAGGATTAGCTAAATATTATGAATATCAAAAAGATGCATTTGCTTCATATTATCGACAAATGCACGAGGCATATAAGGCTAAGATTCTAACTATTGAATACTCTCCATACGATCAAATGCCTACAATTACACCAGAACAACGTTCAAAAACTACAATTATAGGAAAAATTGGTCGCATATATAATTAGGATATAAATGGCTATACCAAACATAAATCAAATAGTTAGTGGTAAAAATTCTATATTTAATAATCAACAGAAGTATTTTAAATACAATTCTTTTGGTGGTGGATATAATACTCGTGATAATGATTCAGACGTTAAAGATAATGAATTAACAGGTGGACAAAATGTTGATCTAAATCCAGATACTACTATTTCAAAACGTAGCGGTCATGTAATGTATGGAAATTATCTGGGTAATACTACTGGAATACTAGGTTTGATATCACATGATCCTCAGGGTGGCACGCCAGAGATACTTTCAGTATATGATACGCAAGTAATCAGAAATTCAACTGGGGTTGCTTTAACTGGTGTTACGATGACAACCAATTTAAAGACGGACTATTCATATTTTCCTCTTACCTCTAAGACTTATATTGTTAACGGAACAGATAATGTCGTTAAATATACTTCAGGAACTGCTGGAGACCAAACAGATGCTTCTTTCAAGAAGGGAAAGTATATTGAACACTATAAAAATAGACTTATTGTTGCTAATGTAAATGGTCAAGAAGATACAATTTGGTATACGGATTTGGGTGTTGATACATTTGGAGTTAACAACTATATGCGTACTGAAGGTGAAATAACTGGTATAAAAGTTTTATATGATCGTTTACTTACTTTTACTAAGAAACGTATTTATATGACACAGAACTTTACATTTAATGTAATTGCTGGTCCAGAACAGTTTACTCCTCTTAAAACAGACTTTGGAGCTATTTATGATCGTTCTATTGCCAAAGTTAATAATCTAATTTATTTTATTGGTCAAAACTCTAAAGGGTTAGCTGGTGTTTATGTTACCGATGGTCTAAATGTCACCCTTATATCAGATATTATAAGAAATGATCTAAATAAAATTGCACCAGCTCAACTTGTTAATGCTTGTGGAACACAATGGGGAAGATTTTATAGATTTTCTATTACTCCAACAAGTAAAACTACTAATACATTAGAATATTTATATGACACTACTAATAATGTCTGGTATCCTCCTTATACTTCTACAGGATTTTCTTGTTATCAGACTTTTGAGACATCAGGGGAACTAGATTTATATGCTGGATCTCAAACTGATGGAAGAATATTTAAGTTAAATACAGTAGACTATGACGAGAAGATTGATCAAACAAATATAGTAGTTCCAGATGTTCACACATCTATAGATGCTGCCGCTGGAGCAGTCAAACGGGCTTCACAATCATTTAAGTTAAGTGTATCTGCTCCTCGAACAATGTATATGACTGGTGTCGCTTTAATGCTTAAAAAGAACGCAGGAACGACCACAGGACTTACTGTACGCATAGAAACAGATAACGCAGGAGTACCGTCTGGGACATTAGCTCATGCAAGTCTTACTAATACTATTACAGCTTTTACGGATACTTCTTATGTCTGGAAAACAGTTAAATTTTCTCCAGAAGCATTGCAACCAGATACGACTTATCACATAGTAGTTCAACATACTACGGAGGGAGCAGGAAACTCTCAATATTATTTGGGCATGAAAGGAACTACTTCAACGTATTCTAACGGAATCGCATCAGCATATACTTCAAGTACGTGGTCTAACATTGCAGATACAGATGCTTCTTTTGTTATATTCACCGAAGGATCGATAGAATCTTTTGTCGATACTAAACAATTTTATTTAGCACCTGAAGGCATGAAGGTTCATATAAGAAGTATGTTTGTTACTGCTAAAGCACTTGGCGATTGGGAAATAGAGTGCGGTGTTATTCCGGGAACTTATTTAGCATATAATTCTATACAAATGAATACTTCTGCTATTGGTAGCAATTGGGGAACAGGAGTATGGGGAGCAATGACATTTGGGAGTTCTAATCTATCTGAACAAAGACTAGACTTCTCAAATATAAGAGGAAGAGGGATGAAGTTTAGATTTCGTAACCAATATGATAATGAACCATTTACAATAAATGGATTTACGGTTAGATATCATGTAATTTCAAAGTTTAAATAACAAATATATAAATTTTAAGTAAAATAAGAAGAATAACAGACGATAGAAAGTAAAATTACCATGGGTTTAATTACGCCTGATCTCTCAGGATTAGTAGACGGTCAGACAGCAGATGCTTCTGATGTCAAAAATCCGCTCAATACAATTATAAATGAGTTTAATGGAAACATCTCAGCTAATAATATTGCTAATAATACTATTACTGGACAACAGATAGTAAATTCTGTTGCTTTGACAACTCCAGCTATAACAAGTCCTACGTTTATAGGAACAGTAGATGGATGGATAAACCCAAATTCTACTTGGACATACGCTTCTGCTAATACGATAACTGTAACTAGCGGTGCTGCATCAATATACGCAGTTGGAGACAAGATTAAACTTACGCAAACAACAGTTAAGTACTTTTATATTACAGGCGTTGCGGACACTGTTCTAACTATTACTGGGGGGACTGATTATACTCTTCTTAATGCAGCAATTTCTCTAAATTATTATTCTCATGGAAACGCAATAGGATTTCCTACTTCTTTCACCATTGCCACAAATCAGACTTTTTCAATGAACGGAAGAGAAGGTAAAATAAGAGGTTGGAACGATCTTATTACCAATGGTGTAGCGTCTTACTTTGCTACTACAGTAACTTATGGGGTTGCTTTTGCATCAGTACAATGCTCTCCAATGGTGTCATATATGGGTGGCAGTACTAATCCACCAACCGTATTAGATTATGGTACTGGTTTTGGAGTTGCTTATCCAACAGCACAGTCAGCTGGAATAGCAGGATTTTCTCCTGCATTATGGTTTCCCGCTGCCCCTACGATTAACTGGCACTATGGAATTTCTTGGGAAGCAACTGGAAAATTTTAGTTTTAAAATAAATAAATTAATAAAGACATAAATGGCAGACCAAACATACAACGTAAACGATCCAGAGTTTATAAAAAATCTTACGGGCATTGCGACTGCTCAGACACAACCTACAACCAATATTGGTTTGCAGTCTATTTCTGATCAACAAGGAGTTCTAAAACAGAACTACGATCTTGGTGGAAATCAACTTTCACAAAATACAAATGAAGCAAATCAGGCCTATGATACAGTTGCCAACAATCTTATTAAAAATGCTGCAAATTCCACAGGATCACTGGAAGAAAATTATAATAATCTTGGTCTTCTAAGAAGTGGCATGAACGCGGCTGGTCTAGGTGATATACAATCAACATTGAATAAGAACCAAGGATTGAACGAACAGGGCAGAGCAAACAAGTTAGCAAATATAGCTATTCAAAGAGCTGGACTCACAAATACATACAATTCAGGTATGGCTAATACTGAATTAAATAAGACTTTAGTAAATACAAATGCTAATCAATCTATAAATGATATTGTTTCTAAGTTACTTAGTGGATCACAGACTGCAGCTGGAGCAACTCCACAAGGTAAAACTACATATATTCCCGGCATTGGTTATGTTCAAGGTACTCAAGCACCTGTTTATAAAGACTACGATCTAGGTGACAAGATAGTAACTATGGACTCTCAAGGAAACATAGTAAAAACTATGGCAAAATCAGCTACTCCTTCAGGACTTAAAGAAGTTGATTTAGGAAATAAGACAGTAATGGTAGATTCAGGTGGAAACATAGTAAAGGAATACAAGAAGGGTTTGACACCAAGTGCTGCACAACCTAAAGAGTTTAAGTCTCCTTCCTATACAACAGCTAATGATAATGCTGGCGGATTGATGTTCTTTAATGAGAATAAAAAGCCTATTAGTGTTACAGCATATCTTCAAGGAATGTCACCTACTGGACAATTCACTCGTTCAGATATGGCTAACACATTATCTCAATCTAATAATCCGAATGATATTCAATTATTGAAGGATCTAAAAGACCAGAATATATCTTTAGAAGATATACAGAAAAAGTATCCTTGGTTATTCCAATAAGGAGACATAATGCCAATAATTGATGATATATATGGTAAAACAACTCCAGAAGTTAAGAAGTCTGGTATTATTGATGATGTATATAAAAATACATCTGTAGAACCTACAGTACCGGGAACTAATGAAGAAAAAGTCAGAAGTTTACTCACTGACTTAACTTCTAAAAAATCTATATCTCCGTCTGTTCAAGGACAGGGAATAAACTTTCAACAATCAGCAAAAACACAACAACCTAACGCTGTACAAACAATGGGTAATTTTCTAAATCCTAAAATTGGTCCGCAAGCGACACTTCCACAAAAACCTCAATCATATCCTTCTGTTAAAGATGCTATAGGATCTCTAGTAAAATCAATTATTTATGGGATAACTCAACCTACAGTGGCTGGTACTGGACCTGAGCAAGGTCCTATTCCTGGACAAAATGTAGTAAATCCAGCTAATGAGATGACCCCTCAACAGATACAACAGTATAACACTCAGGCAACTCAAAGAAATATACAGGGTGACAATGCCAATGGTGCTACTAATGTTGCTTCATTTCTAGGTGATATAACTGCATTAAACAATCCAATAACAATAGGTATGAGAGCCGCTGGAAAAGTCCAAAATGCTACTACAACCGAAGCTAGAGTAGGTGCTGGTGTTGAGGCTCTAACAGCTCTTCTAATGAAGGGTGCTATTCCTAAGGGGACTAACCTAACAACAACCGAAGGTATTTTAGAAGCTGCAAATAAATCAAAAGATCCTGTTGTAAAAACTTTGCTTAATAATATATGGAAAAATGTACCAAGTGCCACTGGAATCGGTGCTGGATTTGGCTTATCTAGTGGATTGCAAAATAATGGTAATATAGAAGAAGTTATTAAATCTACTGGTAAAGGTGCATTGACTGGTTTGCCTTTCGCTATAGTCGGTGGTGCATTTCAAACGGCTATAGAACCTAATGTTACTTTATCTTCTATGGAAGGTCGTACGATCACCATAACTAAAAAAGATATAATGGATATGCAAAAAGGTACTGAACTAACACCACTTCAAAAAGAAATAGCAGCCAATATACCTTCTAATGTTAGATCTCAAGCCGTAAAGACTGGATCAGTTGACTATACAATTCCTAAACAAACTACTGCTAATATAACTCCATCAAAACTTGGTGTCTTACTTGGACAACAGGGACAAAATATAACCTTGCCTAATGGTCAAGGATCTATGTCTCCTACAGTAATGCCAACTCCACAACTTAATGAACTTAATAGACCCGTAGAAACCACTGTAAAACCTTCTACAATCGTTCCTGCTGAAGTTTCACAAGCTAAACCGATAACTGCATCAAACGGATTCAAAATTCCAGCAGATGAACCTAGTTTGTTAAAGCAAAGAAGCGATGCAACTAAAACATATCAATCCATTGGTATGTCCGATGCTATGGGTAAACAAAAAGAAAACGCTGGTCTTAAAATCTTAGAAGACCAATACGAAACTCCTCAAGGAAAACATCTTGCAATGGATGAATTAAGCACTCAGATAAAAGCTGATAACATAAAACCTAATGCAGATGGCACTATAACAGTCTATAGAGGGGGCACACCTTACGCAGGTAATAAACTGACTTCGGTGTCTACAGATAAAGCGGAGGCCGAACAATTTGGCAATGTCCAAGAATTCAAAGTAAAACCAGAAGATATTGCTGTTTCAAAAGGACTAGATCCTAATGAGTTACTTGTAAAGACAGAAGTTATCTCCCCTCTTAGTAATGAAGCAAGAAAGTATAAAAGTGATGAAGATTTTTTTCTTAGAATGGATAGAAATACAAGAAACGAATTGTACAATCAAGGTATAAAATCACAAGAAGCAATTAGAAACTTCTGGAAAGAAAGCAACAAAGGAATTAAGAGAGAACAAATAATAGATAGCGTAAATCCGACAGGTGGATTATCTGGTGGCGGATTAAGTGCAGAATATAATCCGCAATCAAGAATGACTGCTAAACTTGCAGATAATATTACTACTCTTGACAAAACAATGGGTAAGTCTCCAGACGAGATGATCACAATCTACCGTGGAGCTCCAAAAAATCAAAAAGAGATAAATCCTGGTGATTTTATTACAATAAATCCAGAATTGGCTAAAACTTATACTGGAGATGGTAATGTTATATCTAAGAAAGTAAAACTAAGCGATATTTTAGATGACAAAACCGAACCACTTGGAGATGAATATCTATACCGACCTTCCAAACCATCCCCAAAACTAGAGACACCACCTATTACACCTAAAAATACACCAGAGATCACAGAAAAACCAACTGGAGTTTCTAAAATAGCTCAATCAGTAAATCAGAAAGCTATAGAACAAAAACTTACTAAAGGTTATTCAGAGATAGCTGGTTATGATAAACAGACAATAAAAGAACAATCTGAAATGGGTGCAGATCTTTCATCTAATCGTGATAATCTTTTAAGTGTAGTAAAAGGAGAAACTTCATTACCTGAAAGAATGAACCCAGTCTCTGCTATTATTGCAGCTGAAGAATATATCAAAAAAACAGGTGACTTAGAAATGTCTCAAGCTCTTGCAAACTCTCCACTTATATCTGAGACTTCAAAAGCCGCTCAGATTATGCGTATGGCAGCGGAAAGAGAACCTGACTCTATAACTGCTAAATTCCAAGAGATTAAACAAGCCAAGATAAAAGCAAATGGTGGAGAAAAGAAAATACAGAAAGAAGTTGTTAAGAAAACAAGTGAACTTAAATCACTCGCTAAATCAGAAACAATAAAAGGATCAACGCAATGGAATAATATCCTAGAAAGTGTCAAATGCAAATAAATTGTTTATTACCAGAAGTTGTAGATAAGTTTAAGAAAGCTATTTCTGATGGGAAAATAGATCCAGATGATCTTCTTGTTAAGGCTTCTCGTCTTGAAATTCTTGAAAGTATCGTAGGAAAAGAAAATCTACACGATGTTAATGCTTTTTTTGAGAGTAAAATACTTCTTGTAAATCAGAAACAAGGAATTATAAACGCTGTCAAAAAGATGTCTGGTATTGATACTAGAAACAAAGAAACACTTCTTAAAAATGCACAGATAAAACTGTGCATTTTTAAGAAGT